GTTCGTCAATCTCCTGTACGGTGTGGGTTGTACAGACAGTCAGGAGTTTTTTTAGATGAGCGCGAAAAAGCCAGCAGATAAAAGGCAGAACAGATCGACCAAAGATCTTGGCGTGCTGCCCCAGATCGCCGTTGATCCTGCGGCCATTCCTCCAGCACCGAGCCACCTGACCGACCGCTGGGTCAAGTCTTGGGAGATCTTCTGGCGCTCACCGTTCGCTCAGGTTGTGCAGCCAGCGCAGATGCCAGCGCTTGAGCGGCTCTTCTCGATGTACGACGAGCGCGAGCGGATGGACATCTACCTACGCGAGGAGCCGATGATCTCAGGCTCTCAGGGTCAGAAGATCCTCAACCCTATGTACCGACAGCGCACCTCAGTGGATGCCGAGATTCGCCAGCTAGAGGATCGGTTCGGTCTGCACCCTAAGGCAGGGCTGACGCTGGGCATCGTGTATGGTGAGGCGGCAAGAAGCCTGGAGGAACTCAATGCCAGAATCGCAAACGCAGCCTTCGCGGAAGCCGAAGCCGAAGCAGACCCACGCTACATTGAAGCCGACGCTGACTCCGCAGAAGAGGCCGCTCTACTCGTCTCCGATCAGTAGTCCGCCACCACCGTCGTGGGGTGGCTTGGTGTGCCGGTGGATTGAGACCAACCTAGTGCACGGTGAGGGCGACAAGTTTGGCGAGCCGTTCCGCCTAGAGCCGTGGCAGCGCGCCTACATCTGGCGGCTCTACGAGTACGACGCAGCCACACAGAAGCGCACTGTGAAGCGCGCCCTGCTGGGTACGCCTAAGGGCAACGGCAAGACCGAGCTGCTCGCCGCTATCGCGCTCGCTGAACTGGCAGGACCTAAGGCTCCGAAGTCGCCGAACATCCCTATCGCTGCTGCATCATTCGAGCAGGCTGACTTGTTGTTCGGCACGGCTAGGATCATGCTCACGCAGGGTCCACTTGCCAAACTGTTTGAGGTCTATGACACCGAGATCCTGATCAAGGATCGCCCAGGCCGGATGTACCGCGTCGCTGCTGCGGCAGGCACCAACGACGGCGGTCGCCCTACCTGCTTCATCGCAGACGAGCTGCACGAGTGGACCGGCAACAAAGAGCGCGTGCATCTGGTGCTCTCCAACTCTCTCGCCAAGCGAGCTGAGGCGCTGGAGTTGAACATCTCGACCGCAGGCTCTGACGAGAACACCCTGCTCGGCAGGATGCTGACCTACGCCAAGCGCATCTCGTCTGGCGAGGTGAGCGACCCTTCCTTCCTAGTCGAGTGGTGGGCTGCTGCTGACAGCCACGACCTAGAAACCGACACTGGCCGCAGGGCTGCACTAGAGCAGGCGAACCCAAGCGCACCAGCATTCGTAGACATTGACCGACTGCTCGCACGCGCCAGCGAAGTGCCAATGCACGAGTGGCAGCGCTACCATCTCAACCGCTTTGTGCAACCGCCAGACCGCTGGATTGGCGCAGAGGCGTGGATGAAACTGGCAGACCGCGAGCGAGTCCTGATCCCAGGCGAGCGCCTGAGCATTGGCTTTGACGGCTCCTATGCGCGCGACGCATCGGTGCTGACCGCCTGCACGATGGACGGTCACCTGTTCCTCATCAAAGCGTGGGAGAAATCCGACACCAACCGCGACCCAGACTGGACCGTGCCGCGCGGCGAGGTGGATGCCTTCGTGGATCAGATCATGCAGACCTACGATGCGACGCTGTTCTGCGACCCTCCTGGCTGGTCATCGGAGATCGAGGAGTGGACGCGCCGGTACGGCAAGCGCGTGGCAGTGTTCAACACCGCCACCATTGAGCGGATGGGTCCAGCCGTTGACCGATTCTTCACGGCCGTAGCGACTGGCGAGGGGCTGCGCCACGACGGCTCACCGCTCCTAGCTCGACATATCAGCAATGTGCATACGCGCCTGACGCGCTATGGGCAGGTCTTGACCAAGGCGTACAAGGCTTCGCCTGACCGCATTGACGCGGCCGTCTCTGCCGTGGTCGCGTTCCAGGGTGTAAAGTTCCTACAGATTGAACCTAAGTCAGCAGCGAAAGTGGAGTGGATCAACCTATGATTAGCAACCTTCTCGAAGTTGTGGGTGCAGCACTTGTGATTGCAGGCATCGCGCTACTCTCTCTCCCATTGGGACTCATCGCATTGGGCGCGGCTCTTGCCGCTATCGGCTATACGCTAGGAGACCGTAAGTGAGCATCCTTCGCCGCATCCTTGGTGAGCAGCGTGCCGTAGGTGGCACTTGGATCACCGACAATCAGCCATCTGTTTCTTCTGCCGGTGTCTCAATCAACAGCCAGACGGCGCTCTCGATTGGTGCCTACTACGCAGCGGTGAAGTTGTACGCCGACACCGTGGCCTCACTGCCATGGGATACCTACATCCGCATTGACGGCACGCGCCGTCCTTACCGACCGTCACCATCGTGGCTCACGATGCCGCAGCCAAACAATCCAAACTTCACTGGCTTTGACCTGAAGCACCGCATGGTTTCCTCACTCCTCATTGACGGCAACCTGTTCGTGCTCTTCATCAAGGGTCGCAACGGCGACATCGTTGAGATGCGCGTACTCGATCCGCAGAAGGTCACCATCAAGAGCGTTGACGGCGCACCGATCTACACCGTCACTGGCGATGACAATGTTGGCGTAGAGTTGACCGCCGACGCGATCCTGCACATCCCACTCTTCGCCACTGGCTCGGCGCTCCGCGCGCCGTCGCCTGTTGAGCAGCACCGCACGACGCTCGGCCTTGCCAGCGCCACGCAGCTCTACAGCGCGAAGTTCTACGAGCAGGGCGCAGCACCATCCGCCGTGATCAAGATCCCTGGCGAGTTGACGCAGGATCAGGCGGACTCACTCCGCAACTCGTTCAGCCGACGGCACGAGGGCATTGAGAAGATGCACAAGATTGCGGTGCTGACCGGCGGTGCAGACTTCCAGCAGATGTCCATGAAGATCAGCGACATGCAATTGGTGGAGACCCTCCACTGGGGAGTGGAAAGTATTGCCAGGCTCATGGGCGTACCGCTTCACCTGCTCCAGTACCCAGGCGGCAACAGTTCGTACAACAGCGTTGAGATCGTCAGCATTGAGTGGCTGCGCCTTGGGCTTGGACCACTCGTCACGCGCCTAGAGGCTGGCTTGCAGCGTCTCGTTCCAGGTGCGGATCAGACCTTCATCAAGTTCACCCTTGACGGCCTGCTCCGACCTACGACCAAGGAGCGCTACGACGCATACGCCATCGCGCTGAATAACGGCATCCTATCGCTCAACGAGATCCGCCGTCTTGAGGATCGCGCAGATGTGGTCGGTGGCGACGAGCACTACAAGGCACTCAACATTGGCGTAGTTGGTCAGGAGCCACAGGCTTGAGCTACATCATCGTTGACCTAGACGGCACGCTCATCCTTGACAATGAGCAGCCCAATCAGCCGCTGATTGATCTGCTCAACGAGCAGGTGATGACTGGCGATAAGCAACTGATCGTGGTCTCTGCTCGCAGCATTGAGCGCCTAGAAGAGACGCGCGCATGGCTTCAGGAGTACAAGGTGGCTGGCGTTGAAGAGGTTCACCTCAACGACTTTGACGGCTCACCGTTCGCCACCGGCTTGGCGTTCAAGGAGTACAAGTACGGTCTGCTTAAGGAGCAGTACGGCGAGGAGTTGGAGTACGCGATTGACAACGACCCAGCGGTGCGCGAGATGGCTCGCGGCTTGATGATCGAGGCGTACTCGCCTGACGAGTATCTCGCTGACGAGGAGCGAGCCGTGTACGAGGTGCCGAACTACATCCGTGACGCAGCTGCTCGTGGCTTGTCATTCGTAGAGGACGGTCGCGCAGGCGACGGCTTGCAGGCGCAGACCATCTCCGAGGCACGCGAACTTGCAGCCGGACGAGCAGACACCGACAAGGTGATCCGTATGGCCGCATGGATTCGCCGACATCGCGGCGACTGGGAAGGCGTGCCACAGAATGAGGATCAGGAGAACGAGGACTTCCCAGGTCCAGGCGCTGTTGCTGGCTTCCTTTGGGGTGTGGAAACAACTGACCGCGACGCAACTGATCGCGTACTCTCGTGGGCAGATGCTTTGATCGCGGCTGAAGATAGGGAGATCATTGATATGAAAGAGAAAGAAGTTCGCTCACTGCCGATTGGCGAGTACCGTCTTGCCGAGGCTGACGCTGACGGACAGCGAACCTTCACTGGCTACGCCGCGATCTGGAACAGCGCGAGCGCTGGTCTGCCATTCGAGGAGCGCATTGCGCCGAGCGCCTTCAAGCGTTCACTGGCTCGCGCATCGGCAGGGCAGAAGATCATCTCCTTCCTGTTTGGTCATGACGAGACGCGCGCTCTGGCAACGACCGCGAGCGGCCGCCTTCAGTTGACCGAGGACGAGACTGGTCTGCGCGTTGAGGCGAAACTAGATCCAGCCGATCCAGACGCTGCCAAGGTCATCTCAATGCTCACGCATGAGAGCGCCGCTGCCGGTATGTCGTTCGGCTTCCAGAAGGTGCAGGATGCTTGGGATGGCAATCAGCGCACGATCAAGGAAGCCAACCTGTTCGAGGTGAGCATCCTTGCCGCTGGTGGTCAGACCCCTGCCTACCCTGCAACCCTTGGTCTCACGGCGATCCGCCAGGTCACTGCGCCAAAGATCGGCGTAGAGGCTGAAGCGTTGATGGCCACACTTGAGTCAGTCAAGGCTGGACGAGAACTGTCCACCGAGGAAGTGGCTGTCATTGATGCTGTTCGCTCCAAGCTCGCGCCAAAGCAGGAGAAGGTCGTTGACCCATCCGTCGCTATGGCAATGCTCGCTTTGGAAGCGGCAGAAGGTGACGCACTCTAGGTCTCGTGCCTGCGCCCCACCGCCCTGAGTAGGCGAGTCCGCGTTAGAGCAACCCACCGAGGAGAGCAAAGAAGATAGTCCGCCTATGCGCGGAGAAAGGAAGTGGACACTATGTCCGACTTCGCAAATCTCGCTGACAAGCGAGCGAACCTCCTGACGGAGGCACGCGGCATTGCCGTTGAGGCCGCCGATAAGGGAATCGCCCTAGAGGGCGAAGACAAGGCGCGCTTCGAGAAGCTCGTCGCAGAGGCCGGCTCGCTGGCTGAGGCGATGAAGTCCGAGAAGAACGCTACCGAAGCACGCAAGGCTGCTGACGAGGCTCGCGCCGAGTTCGCCGCTGTTGTTGCTCCTACGGCTCCTAAGGCTAAGACGGACTCGGAGCGCCTGCGCGCCATCGGTCTTGCTGGCGGCACGGACTCGTTCGAGTACCGCGATGTGACCAAGAGCAGCAACCTGGGCGATCCAGTTGCCGTGTTCCCACGCGTCAATGTTGTGGCTGGTCAGATCAACCCATTCATCAACCCAGATGTTGTTGATGTGATCCGTGTTGCCACCGGCAACGCGATCAAGTTCCCACGAGCCACGGCTCTCGGAACCGCAACGGCACCAGGCGAAGGTGGAACGATCGTAGAATCCGACCCAACAATGGGTACCTTGCAGTTGACTCCGAGCGGCTACAAGATCCTGGTCCAAGTTTCAGAAGAGCTCGTGGAGGATGCCGCTTTCGACATCGCCGCGTTCATCGCTGACGCTGCTGGTCAGGAAGTTGCTATCGCCCACGGCGCAGCCGCTGGTACCGCAGTCGTGACGGCGGCAGGTTCAGGCGTAACTGGTGCGACCTTCGTACCAACCTACGCTGAGCTTGTTGCCCTTCAGTACTCGGTCAAGCAGCAGTACCGTTCAGCCGCGAAGAGTGGTTGGTTGATGTCCGATGCGACCCTTGGAACCATCCTTGGGATCACATCGTCCAGCGTTCCTCTCTTCCAGCCAGGTGGCCAGGGTGGCGTTGATCGCCTTCTTGGGAAGCCTGTCTACACCGCTTCAGGGATTGCTGACATCGCGGACAACGCGAAGCCAATCCTGTTCGGTGATCTTGGGCAGATCAAGACCGCTCTCGTCGGTGGCATCCGCGTGGATGTAAGCCGCGAGTACGCGTGGAACCTTGGTCTGATCTCGTACAAGGTTGAGGTTCGCGGTGCGACCGGCCTTGCACAGGCTGATGCCGTTAAGTACTACGCCTGCAACTGATCCGTCAGTAGCTCGGCTTAGTTAGTGGTGAAGGGGAGTCGCTTCGGCGGCTCCCCTGAACCGCAAGTTAGGAGAATCAAATGCTCGTTCGACTTTGCAAGCGACGCGGTGAATATCCAAGCGGCTCAATCGTTGATCTGCCACAGGCAGAGGCGGAGAGCCTGATTGGGTTTGGCTTGGCTGAGGCTGTTGCAGATGTCGACGCAGAGGCACCAACGCGGCTCGTAGAGCGCGCGAAAGTATCAAAGGCTATGAGGACTGCCACCATCTCGCAATCGGAGCCAGCCGTCGCTCCTGAAGGGGAATAATGGCAACCATTATCGCCTCACAAAAGACCGTTGGAACTGAGCCAGTGCTGATTGCGACTGGGCTTGTCGGCGCGTCTCATGTCTACCTGCACTCTCCGACCGGTGGCAATGTGGTCTATCTCGGCAACAGCGATGTGACCACCTCCACTGGCTTCGCTCTGCCAAAAAATGAGATGCATGAAATCTGGCTGCCAGAGTCGGACAAGCTCTACGCAGTGGTAGCATCAAGCACAGAAACGCTGTATGTCATGCACACAGGAGGCCGCTAAATGTCCTACGCAACGCTCTCTGAGTTCAAGGCTGCTGTCGGCATTACCGACACGACGGATGACGCTGCGCTTCAGTCGGTGCTCGACGCAACCGACACCCTCATCGATCTCTACTGCGACCGTAAGACTGGCTTCGGCACCGCGACCGAGACGCGATACTACACGGCTGAGGACTGGGAGTATGTGCTGACCGATGATCTCGTCAGCGTCACGACGCTTCAGACAGACGATGACGCGAACGGCACCTACGAGACCACCTGGACTTCTGGCACTGACTATGTACTCGCTCCGCGCAATGCTGCGCTGGATGGCTTCCCATACACCGAGATCGATACGAGCGTCACTTGGCCGCGCAACTTCCCTAAGGATGTCTATCTAGGAGTCAAGGTGGTCGGCGTGTTCGGCTTCCCAGCCGTACCGGCTGCGGTCAAGCAGGCGGAGATCATTCAGGCTGGCGCTGTCTGGAACAGCCGCACCGCGCCATTCGGCGTGATCGGATCGGCTGACCTTGGCGGCATCCTCCGCATGAGCCGCGC